TGTCTCTGAAATCTTTAATATCAATCAATCCTTGTTCAACAGCAGCCTCAGATAAATCCACTCCGGCTATCGAACCATTACTATCGATAGGTACGTTGGCAAATGTTCCGCCTTGCGTCGGATGAGAATCATTGCACAATGAAACACCATCTCCACCTACATAACTGCCGCTAAATGCTCGATTAAATATATTTGCACCTACATGTTCTTTGGTTACATGTATTGAAAAAATTAAGTTTCTAAGCCTTGAGAATCCGACTTCAGCATATAAATTATCTTGGAACTCTTCCTCGGTTACTATATAACCCAAAGCATAATTTTTATGTGTATATCGGCTCGTATAACTTTGTACTTGAGTATCAAAGTATAACGCTGCTCCTTCAGTTTTCACTTTTGCAAGTCCGAAGCCGCTCAATGCTTGGTCTTCTTCATAATTTTTATGGGAGGGACGTTCCTCAAATAATGGTTTCCATTGCGGAGGATATTCCTTGTATTTCAAACCAAATATCTCGTTTAAACCTTCCCATAACAGTTTAGGGTTTGCCCCTGTAGTAATTACTCCACTCATCTTTTAATCCTCAGTTATACGCCAGAAGTTGTTTTATATTGATGTTCGTTTATCATGCAAAGTAATTTTGCGTGTAAACCAAACTCATTATCTTCACCCGGCATTAATCTTAAAATACGTAATTGCTCAGTTGATGCTGTCAAAGTTGTTTGGTCAAGTTCCATACCAGACAATCCGGTGTAGATACTTCCAGAACCGACAGTAATATCGGCATTTAGTCCAACATCACCAACAACGATTGCAGCGTCGCTGCTTGCTTGAATTTCAAAAAGTTCATATGGGTCATCAGCTACATATGCAGTTCGTAAAGTACTTGCGGGTCGATAAATTCTACTCAGATTATCTGCTTGAGGTTTAAAACCAACCACAACGCCAACTAATGTGTTATTCGCAGCCGCCTGAGTAACAACGGGATATTGCAGTCCCTCTTCATTCGGTCCTGATGTGCCGGTAAGTTTGACAAAATCTCCGACAAATAATGCTGTTGCATCGCTCGCAAGAACTGTATATGAATTAACTTTGCCGCTGTATGAACCAGCACGTTGTACTTGCGCTACTCTTGCGCCAAATACTGAATCGACATTAGCCATAATAGTTCTCTCCTAATAAAAAAATGGTACAATTCTACTGATAAAAATAATTGAATTTTTTTGAATGGACTTTTAACTGATATAAATAAACGTTAGTTTTTTATATAGTATTTTTCTGAGTCTTGGACAGAATCCCCGTCCGTTTGCTTGAATAGTGAAGAGGCTTTTTTGCCCTCTATTTCCATGTCAATTTCTTGAGTTTTTTCAATGCGCGCTGCATTATCTTCTTCCCACAATTTTCGTGGAATTCTCATGCGATAAGCAGTTTCGCCACCACCAACGTCAAAAGCTGCTGTTTTGCCTAATTGATTTGAGGCAGCAGTACCTTTTAACTGGTCTTCGTTTACACCTTCTACAATCTCATAACCGGCTTTTTCAAAAGAATTTACTCTACCCGGCTTATCATTGACTATATGGTAATGAAAATCGGGGTCAGAATTTTGAAAATAAACACGTCTTTGAAGATGAAGCGGTTTTCTTTTCTTTCTAGTAGTGCTCGGCGTATTTGCGCTCGGCTTACTTAGACTAGGTTTTAACACTTTTTCCTGCGTGTTGTCAACAACTTTTTCAGTTTTATTTTCTGAAGTTATATTTTGTCGTCCGATCGACTGTCTTTTACCGCTCATAATTTATCACCTTGTTGATTATTAATATCTATTTAACTTACTTTTATCACACCCTTAGAAATAAAATTTTTAATGCACTGTTCAGTTGTTATTTTACCTCTTGAATTCTCAACCACGCTTCTAACAATCGTTTTTACATGTTCTGGAAGTTCATTAAATGAAATGCTTTCCAAAACTTTTGGCTTTCTTGTAGATTTCGATTCGACTGGAGAATATTCATCGCGTGCCGGATTATGAAAAGTGCTGAATTCTCGTTTTACCGCCAGTTCTACTTCTCCCAAACATCTTTTAAGCGACCAATCGGGATGCTGTTCTTCGATTACTTTTTCAATCTGCGTCGCATATACAGTCATTGCAGCATTCATCGGGGAAGGATCGTTAAACCACGGATTTCTAGCCTTGAATTCAAGCGCTTCTATTGGAATTTGAGGTTTTTCAGTGTAATTATTGGAATCTTCCATTGTTTTATTTTCAGATTCGGTCAAATTACTATATTCTTTGTCGTATTTCCTGATTTCGTTTAAATTTCCTTCTTCTACAGCTTTATCAAGTCTCTTTTTTACTTCTTCTGCATGCTTTTCAACGAAAATTTTCGATTGACTCTGTTGAACATTAATTAAAGTGTCCAATTTTTTTGTAAGATTTCTGATTGTTGAATCTTGCGTTTTTAATTGATTTATGAACGACCAATTTTTCATGTACTGCGCAGCCGGCAGCCAACTTTCAGGGTCGCCTTTGTATGATTCTTTCGGGACCCAGCCTTTTCTTTTGGCTTCTTCCTCTGTTCTGCTATATGTAGGTTCTTTAAATTGATTGGAATCACCAATGTTGTTGGGAACTTTTTCGCTAATTTCTTCAGAGATTTCTTCCTGCTCATGCAGAACTTTTAACGCCGGCGTTTTTTCTTCTTTTGTTAGCGGTATATCTTCTGATTTTGATTGTGTTAATGCTTTTAAATAAGCTACTTCATCGCCATTATACTCATCCAAAAACGAAGAATCTTTTTTTGTCTCTGTCGGATTAGATTCGGTAACTGCTTTTTCTTCACTCATATTATTCCTCTTCTATGGCATAAATATCATCGTCTTGCATGATTCTAAAAAAATATTCTTCATTATCTGGAACTGCTTTCTTTTTTCCAGCATATCGAACAAAATTCACTTTATCGCCTAGCTGAGGCCTGTCTTTTTCTTCCAAAATATCCTGAAAAGCATTAATGCCGCGCTTAATCAAAATTCCTTCATCAAGAGATTCTTTGTCTTCTTTCATTGTTTGCTCAGTCAAAACTATTTTAGAATCAGACTTTGGTGTGAAAATCTGCACAACGCAACGTGTATCAAGCGGCTTAAGTTTCGTTTCAATTACTGTCATTTTCTTCCTCTTTTTGTTCTTTAACTAATTCAATTAACTCGGCAAAATCTGGATTTTTCATGTCTGCTAAAATTGCAACACAGGTACGATGGCTACCCTGAAGCTGTCCAAAGGTTACCAAATTATCATCACAATAATTAAGTAATCCGTCCTCGAGGTCTTTTAAATTTACTTCGATGCCGCGCATAAATGCTTTAGTAACAGGATCGTTTTTCCACTGCTTCACATCATCTTCTGTAAATTCTTTCATAGTTAAGTCTCAGATTTTAAGTCACCAAGAGTCTGTGGCTGTTGTTGTGATTGAGCACCTTCAGGCATTATACTTTGAGGCGTTTGAGGGATTTGGTCAAGCACAGTCGGCGCAGCATTTGGCTGAGGCTGTAGTCCTTGCGGCGCTGCTTGTACAGCAGGTTGCTGCTGCTGAGTAGACTCCTGCATTGTCTGAAACGGCGCAAATTCTAGCTGCATTTGATTTTCTGCCAATTTGACAGTTCGTTCAGCCCGATTTATTTCTGCGTCATTTATTTTAGAATCTGCCTGCGCAAGCTGAACTACAGAATTTATTCTCTCACTTGCGGCATCAATACCAGCTTTTGCCGCTTCTAATGCAATTCGCTTTTCTTCTAATTCAATCTGATGAGCTTTATGATCTGCATCAATCATTAATTCTGCGTGCATTTTTTGAGTTTCAGCATTTAAGTTATTTGCTTTCGCTATAAGTGCCTGAGTTTCAGGGGGCGGCGGCGCATTCGGGTCGGGCGGCGGATTAATAAATTCTTCAGCGTTTGGAATGCGAAGTAATTCAACATATCTCATTACCACAGCTCTTTCATTAATGTTTTGATCGTCTTTAATATTCCAAAGCGCTTGTAATTTCGTTAATCGTTCTGTATCTGAGGCAATATTTGGATCAGCAACTGGAAATACGCCATACATCTTTTTGTCATACTGCTTGCGTTCCACCATTCCGCTTTCTTTAGCGAGATTGTATGTTTCGGTAACCGGAAGATATTCGGCGTTGAGGTCATATAATTTCTCATATTCTTTTTTCAGTCCTTGATACAATCGATGAAATACAGAGGAATAAACTTTTTGACCTTGCTGCAAGACTGCCAAGACAGTCGTAGCCGGAGTGTTGGGGGGCGGCAACTGCCCCTGCATGGGTTCGCTGATAGATGATAGCTCTCTAGCTGATTGCAGTAAAAATTGCAGTAAGTTAAACAGCGTTTGCGAAGGTTCTTTTGTCGGAAGCGGAACGATAGAATTGGATAAATTATTCCCGCTTGGTGAGTTGACCATTTCCCATTGTCCCGGCTGAAATTTAAGCCGTTCTTTTGATATCTTTAGTGCTTTTGAGATGAAACCGCCCTGCACATTTGCTAAATGTCCAGCGTCCAGCAAATTGTTAGTAATGGTATTAATTGCGGAATTTAAAGGGTACAGAATTTGTCCGAAGCCTAAACCCATGAACGCGCCGTCCGGTGAAGGCATGAAATGATAATCTGTAAAGAAATTTTTTGCCTCTATCCCGATTATTTTTCCGTTTTCTTTTATCCACGATTTTGAATTATAACGAGTTTTAATTCTCAATATTCTGCCGCTTGCTTCGTGCATAAGCACAATATATGGTTCTCGGTAGTGATCGTCGTCTAAATCAAGCCAACAATGGCATTCGTAGCAATTCTGCCGCAAATATCTTGGTGTTGACAATTGAGATGATTCAGCTGAGATATTTTCCTCTGAATATTTATCTGTCATCGAATTTATTTGCGCTTGCTCTATTTCTTCCAATGAATAAGCTTTATAAATTCCCGCTCGCGTCCGCTCAATTATTTGATTTATAGACAAAGTGATTTTATGTGTTATACGATCCGCATACTCCAGCGCTGAACATGATTGATCAAGGATTACCTCATCAGGCAGGCATAAATCAACATGAGGCACTTTTTTAATGGGATCGAAATATATTTTGCGATAAACTGTGCCCAAAAGCGGCAACGTCATTAGCAATTTATCAGTATCAGGTATCCAATTTTTTACAACATCTATCAGCTGATAACTCATGTGCCGACCTTGCATATAAGCTATATTTGAAATTTTATCAGTCGGGTCTGGACGCATTACTGAAACTTGGACAATTTTATTGCCCTGAATGATTTCCGGATTGATTCTGCTGTTGAATTGAATACAGGCGCTCAGAATAAGCGGTATCTGCACGTTTGATGCTTTGTCCCAAGGATAATTTTTAGCTTTTATATCTTGACGCGCTATAGCTAGCGCCTCTTTCATTTGCTTATCCCATTCGCTTTGACTATTTTCGTCGCTTTTTATTTCTTCGCGAAGTTCTCCCGAGATTTTTTCAAGCGTTTTGTCATCCAGCAAGTCAGCGATATTTTTTGATTCAATGAACGGCTGTAATTTATTTATGTCAATCTGATTCATGACTTGTCTGTCTGTGGATAACTCTGTTAATAACCTGTGAGTAACCTGTTAGTAACTTATGTATAACCTGTAGACAAAATAAAGTCAAGTGAATTTTACCAAATTATATACTAACTTTTTTCTCCATGTGAACAGAATATGATTCTCTGCCTTCTTCCGCATCAGTTCTTGTAGTTCTTCAAATACTTTTCTAGCTGCGGCTTCTTCATTTTTATCATTAAACATATTTAACATATTAATATCCAGTCACTCTATTTTTTTGTTCATTCCTCAGTTTTTGTCGCGTGTCGTCATATGGGTCATCCTCTGGCTCTGGATCAAACTCATGATAGTAATCGAGCGCCTCGTATTGCAGGCAGTCGTGAATGTCTGAAAATGGATGTTTTTCTTTATCTGGATAATCTCTATATGCAAGTCCTTGTGATGTATTTACTTCTTTGTAGACGTAGCTTTTAATGAAACCAGTCCTTAGATTCGGGCAACCTCTTTTTGAGATGATCAAACGAGGTTTTCCGCCTGGCGCAGCGCTTAGTAAAAATCTTGTGACAGCCTGTATGCGTTTATTAACATTATTTGTAATTGCATTGTCGACGGGCAATCCGAATGACTCTAATTCTTCACGTCCGCCCGCTGTATTTGAGGGGTCGCCGGCAACTTCCAACATCAAGACCGCATTCTTTTTGAGCCAAGGCATCGCGTCATATTCATACAGCACAGCCATTGTTGTAAATGCGCCGCAAAATTCTTTGATTACTCTTAGCTGTCCGTCAACATATTGGCAGACAAGCAGCGCAGGCGCTCTTATGCCGTAGTCTGCCTTTAAATGTACAGGATGATTTCTGTCTATCTCAATGTCTGGCACGCAATGCCAATCATCGTTATAATCTGGGTAAATCGGCTTGCCTGCTTTGAGTAGTCCATAATTTCCCATTATGAAAACGTTTATAAATTCAGCCGTCTGACCCTGCATTATTGTAAAATAATACTGATATCCGTCTCCGATATTTTCAATATTTTCAGCAGCCGGATTTTCAACATATTTTCCCTCACGTGTTTTTAAAAGCGCTGATGGTTGATGATAAATAATATGCCCATCCGGTTTTTCTGTCTCGAAAATCTCATAAATCCAACTTGTTTCAGTTGGCGGATTAGTGTCACAAATAAGCATTTTTTTATACTTTTTGTTGCATATTTGTTTTGAAGGGTATCGTCCAATACGCGCTTTTATATGATCAAATGTTGAGCGGTCTATTTCGGACGCTTCATTGAGCCAACCCCATGTTGCTTCAAGGGATTTTAATTTTCTGATGTCTTTTTCATTATCGAGCGCTAAAAAAATAACTTCTAATATAATTTTTCCATCCTTATCATTAAATGTATGTTCATATTCAAGAATAGGTTTTTGTCTTTTTTTGATAACCCCGAGTTCGCCAAACCAGTTTTCCCAAGTTTTAATCGTTGTACTCCAAAGCTCCGGACTTGTGTTTCGCACGATAATACCTCGCGCCCGCCTAACACCGTCTTTACATTTTGGCATCATAATTGTGTTTATAAGTCCGTCTACAGCTGAGCCAGTGCTTTTGCCCGTTCCGTAAGGTCCTTTGATAAGCTTTACCGTAGTATCATCTGCATGGAATTTTTCAAAAGTCGGGGAGGGCTTGTAAATGCGTTTGTCTTCGGGCTTTTCAGCTTCGGGATTTATGATAAGAGTATAATCATCTAGCAGTTTAACATCTATTCTGTTTTTGCGTGCTGCCGCTGCTTCAAGCGCTTCAAGACGTGTTAATTCTGCCTGACTGGGTTTATGTATTCTTGACATTTGAAATAATTATAAAGTCCACCGTTGTTTAAGAAAGACTGGCTTGATATGCTCGAAAAGCGTATTTGATAAGCGTTCTGACGTTGATTTTTTCCAGAAGTTCGACCGGAAGCGAGGTTTGAACCACGAGACAAGTTTCACAAGTCCGTTGTAACACGCACGCAAGGCTTTTTTATACTTCGGCGGTTCAAGCACTGCGCGTGATATCCAGCAAAACCGCCGTGCGAAGGTATGTTTTCGCGTTTTTGGCGGCTCTTGCGATTTCAGAATCGTGCGCAAGTGATTGATTTCGCTGTAGACTTGTAAGCGGCGTGCTGGTAAGTCGTCGTTATCTTCGTCACGATAAGTCGCTTCATAGTTTCCGAGTGTGCTGCATAGATTGTCAATTTCGCGTTCATCCGATGTCATCTGCCGTCTTATCATGTTGCGCGCGCCTTGCCGCACCGCCGGAGAAAATCTCACTACTATTCGTTGCTGCATGTTTCACCCCCACAATAATTTTTTTACCAGTCGCGCGCTCGATGATATCTTTCGTTTTCCGATAAATTCTCATTGTATCATAAACATTTGAACGCAGTCCAAATTTACGCATGCGTTCTATCTTGCACTCCGATGTCAAACTCTTTAGTCGTCACTTACATACTCTCCCTCAATTACACGCCCATTTTCGTACTGATGATACTCAAGCTTTTTGCGTTCCTCGCGTTCTTGCTGTTCGCGCTGCATTTGTTCTTTTGCATGCAAACCTTTTTCGATTGCTCGCTCTTGAGCTTCCATTTGAAGACCAAACTGTTCTAAAGCAAATCTTTTGAAAGACTCCGACCGTTCGCGTTGACTCAAATAATCAGCAAAGCGCACATCAGATGCACCGAAAAGCGACCCGAATATTCCTAGACTCATTTTTTGCCCTCTTTTTTCTCAAGCTCACCCAGCCGCTTGTTAACGCTTTCGTTTTGCGTTGCGTTTAGATTGTTAACGAGTATGTTGTTGTATTTTTCCGCTTCGTCCGCTGAAATTTCGCCACTTGCTACGCTTCTGAGCAATAAGTTAATTTGTTGCAGCAAATCTTTTTTTGAAATCTCAACAAGTTTTTGATTTTTTCTGCCAACTTTTTTTGTGAGCGGGACGTATGAAGCTAAAATTTTTATATCATCTGGTGACCCAGCCATTGCGCGCGCCTTGACATCTCGAAAGACTCTGTCTGCCACTTCAATGTCAGACATCTCTCCGGCTTCTTTTAGTTTTTCTTCAGCGAGTTTTTTCAGTTTTGCTTTTTTGCTAGTTCCCTTGCGCGGTTTGACTTTTCGACGGCTATCTTTTCCTTTCTGAAATAGATGTTTTTTTATGGTTGTGTTTGACATTTTTCATACCACAAATTGACACAAATTGACACAAATTTATTTAGTCTTTATATTTTGCAATCAGGTGTTTCTTCATTTCAACCCCTTGCCACTTCTACGTTTTCGGCCACTGCGTTTTTTCTTTTGTCGTCTCTCCTCTGAGAAAGCAATAGCGACGGCCTGTTTGACGGGTTTACCTGAGCGCACTTCTTGAGAGATATTTTCACTGCGGATTTTCTCGCGTTGTTTTTTTGTTGCGCCCTTTGGAATTTTTTTAAGCGGCATTTTTTTTTCTCACGTCAAAATATTTAAAATCACAAAACAAAAAACTGTCATCAAAATTAGATAGCAAAATGTTTTAAGTGTTGCCATAATTCACCATCGCAAAAATCCACCACAAAACTTCATCGTCCCACTCTGTAGTTATCGCTTGCGTTTCGGAGCAACGCGTTTCAGAAACGGGTTCTTTTTTTTAGCTTTTGCTGAAGCTTTTCGCGTTGAGCTTGCAAGAATTGCGCCTGCTCTTTCTTTTGCCTCATCGGCTGAGACTCCTTTTGCCACTTGCTGTCTCGCGATTTTGCTTTGTACAGCTTTAAAGCCCGGATGCTTCGCAGTTTTTTTTCGTGCACGTGCCATTTTTTAAATCCTCATTTGATACATACTACACACTATATATATATAGACGACAAAAATCAAGCGAATTGCACAAAAAAAGTACTAATTTCATTTTTTTGAAAAAAGACGAAAAAAGCTATTGACAAAACTAGATGCTACACGTAGCATTGCTTTATAAGATAATTTCATCTTATAAAACTTTTTATAAAACTTTGGCTGAGAAGCCAATCAACAAAAGGAACAAACATGAAAAACATCTATTTAGCACAGCTCGCAAATCAAATTGCGAAGGACGCGAACAAAACAGAAAACTTTTTGTACTTGTTAGCACAAGCAGTAAAAAAGCAAGAGCGCGAGACATACCGAAAAATAATTTCACAAACAGCGGACTCGGCGATAATTTCTACGACGCTGAGAGAATTTATTGTTGATTTAAACAACCGTATCTACGCCAACTGATGAGAGGGAACAAACATGAAATACGAAGACAAAAAACAAGCACGAATCAGCAAATATCAAAATCGCGCGCAAAAAGCAACAGAAGCAAGCGAATCATCATCTAAAACCGCCCACGAAATAATATCACATATTCCCATGGGACAACCGATCCTCGTAGGTCATCACTCAGAAGCTAGACACCGCCGCGATCTGAAACGGTTTGAAAATAACATGAGAAAAAGCATAAATTTGCAGGAAAAAGCAGAATATTATAAACAAAAAGCAAAAAGCGCAGAAATTAATACATCAATTTCATCAGATGACGAAAACGCTTTAACTAAGTTAAAAGCAAAACTGGAAAATACGATCGAAACAAAAAATAAATTAAAAAAATTACCTCATGAACCATATCAATTAACTAATTTAGGACAGCAAATCCGACAGATTAAAAAACGCATTGAAGTTTTAGAAAAAGTATCGGATATGAAAGAAATAGATGAACAAATAAACGGTATAAGACTGGTTGTCGATAAAGAATTAAACCGGGTTCAGCTTTTTTTTAATGATATCCCAGCAACAGAAACAAGAACAAAATTAAAAGGAATGGGTTTTAAATGGTCGCATACAAACGGATGCTGGCAAAGAATGATAAGCCAATATGCTATACAACTGGCTAGATCTATCGCACAAGAAACAATTTAACATAGGGAACAAACAATGGAAACAATCGACAAAATCATGGACTTACCGAACACTATAGACAGCTTAAGAGACGCTTACGATGTCGGCAAAATGCTTGCAACAAAATATGGAGATCAAGAGTTATGGTCGATTGATATGTACAATGATTTGTGGTATGGCGGTCATCGTGACTTATTAGACGATATAGCAAGATGTCCACAGTATTACAATATCATGATACGGGTTGGATACGATGGGCACAATTATCCGCAAAAAGTAACAGCCGTTAGATACGGTAATTTGCCAGAGAGCGGGATATCTCATAATTACGCTGACGATAGGAGTGAGCGAGGTGTATCTGTAATCGCAGTCTTAGACGATAACGATACAATACCTGAGCATGGCTCGTTTGTGCAGATGATGTGGGGCGCAAATAGGCCGCTGGTCAAAATAACTGGCTATTTGATGCCATATTTCGGATCGGATGGAGAGAAACTATTGATTGGTTGCAAATATGTCAAAAATTAATTTTAATATTTTATCAATAGCGAAATAATATACCGTTTTAACTTCTGGAAAAAGAGGGAACAAACAATGGAAACAATCGACAAAAACTACGGAGCCTACAAGCTCAACGTCCTGCTTTTAACCGGCGTTCAAACGTCCGAAGAACCTGACGACGACGACTACGACGATCACTATTTCCCGTTTCAACTTCAGCCACTCGAGGACTATGACCCTACAGTCGCAGACGTGTCGGACTTTGAAGCTGAATATCCGCCGGCGGAACTTGACGAGGAGGAGGAGAAAAACTGCTCGTTTGTCATCGAAAACGGAGAGGTGAAAAAATGAACATGACTTTCAATGAACACTACGAGTGCTTAATGACCGCTCCACACGAGCACGATTATTTTGAAGACGTGCGGGACGCTAGCATTAGCGAAGATACACTAATCAACTTAAATGATATGTATAACGCGATTTTGAGAAGTTACGACCGCAACGAAGATGAGCTTTTTAAAAACCATTCCGAACTTTTAACGTTTGCAGTTCCGAAAAAAGACTGCAACGGTTTGAAACTGACAATGCGCCGCGCTTATCATTGTGCAGTTTGGAGACTTTTCAAATATGCATGCTCAAACCGCGCGTTGAACGATAAAATAAGCGAACTTACGAACAAATATTTGCAGGGTGTTGCAAATGGACTGCTCAGCGAAAGCGGCGTCGCCCGTGTGACGCTTGAAAAATTTAACAATCCGCTGGATGACTACGATATTAATGAGCATTCAATCGAGTGGATTATTAACAACATGTTTAATAACTTTTAAGAGGTGACACATGAACATACCGGTAAATTTATATGAGTGGCTTAGGGAAATTTCAGCGGATGAGGCACTTGAACTTGGGGAAGAAGTTTTTGACAGTCTGCAGGCCGACGAACAAGTGGCTTTCTTAAACGCTTTTTTTGCGCAAGATATTATACATTATTTCAAAAACGAAGTTTACCCTCTTCTTTCTCTCCATGCCAAAGAAACACTGCTCGAGGCGGTAAAAGCAGAACGAACGTACAAAATCGGGGACAGATTCAGAATAGTTAAGCGAACAAATAGCGGATCAAACATAGATTATACTGATAAGTGGGAAAATGATATTTTTGACTTAGTAAGTAGTGACGATGGCGTACAATTATTGTGGACTCCAGAAACTCTCAGGGCCCAGCCTTGGATAAATTATGAGGGTTTGAGTAATCATTCGCGTATACGAGACCAAAATCGCATTACGCAAGCGGAGTTTGATAAAATATCCCAAGACGGCTACCCAACAATTTTTAAACTAATAACTTAAGAGGTGAAATATGGACAGAACTGTAGGAATAGGGGCAACCGACGTCCCTGCAATCATGAAGCTATACTTTGAGGGTGAGGAATACCATACATTTTCTACCCCCGTCGAAGTGTGGCAAGACAAACTAGGGCTTTCAGAAGCATGCAAACCTAATGACAGTATGGAATTAGGACTGATTTTAGAATCTTACGTTGCCAAGAAATACGCTGAGAAAACAGGGTACAAAGTGGAAATGCCAGCCACTCAAATTCCGCTAACACACCCAAAATACCCATTCATCCGACCGCATATTGACCGTTGGGTTCTCAACGAGCAGCTTCGTTTCCTGCTTGAGTGTAAAACAGGTGGTTGGTGGGTGATGAAAGATTATGGCGAGGAAGGCACAGACGATATGCCAGTACCGTATAAAATGCAGTGCGCTACTGAAAGGATGTGCGCTGGTGTGCCCTGCG